CCTCCTCCGCGTCCGCTCCTGCCGCCGCGAAGGTCACTGCCGCCCCGGCTGTCGGTACGATCGCGCAGGCCATCGCCGCCCTGTCTGACGAGGCCGCCAACCCGGTGGTCATCATGAACAAGGCGACGTGGGGCGCGTTCAAGAGCGCCGCTTATGCCGCCCAGTACGGCGTCGACCCGTTCGAGGGTCTGGATGTGCTGTTTAACAACAGCCTCCCGGCCTACACCGCCGCCTCTTCGGGTGACGTGTACGCCATCGTCGGCGATCTGGAGGTCGGCGCGCTCGCGAACTTCCCGAACGGCGAAGAAATCGACTTGAAATTTGACGACCTGTCTCATGCCGAGTACGACCTCATCCGCATCATCGGTCGCCAGTACGTCGGTCTGGGCGCGGTCGCCCCGAACGCGTTCACGCTGATCGCCAAGGCTTGATGCGCGGCACGGTGATCGAGGCTTTTGTAGACCCGGTGCGGCAGGTCTACATGGCCGAGGGCATCGAGGTCGAAGTCCCGGAGAACCGCGTCGCCGAGTTTGCGCGGTGGATGCGGTTCGAAGGGCAGGAAGCCGAGACGCCTGTCGAGAAAACGCCGAAGAAGAAAACGGCGGCGAAGAAAACCAAGAAGTAACAACCAGAGGGGGCGGGCGACCGTCCCCTCATCTTTCGGAGGTGATGGCACATGTTGGCACGGGTAAAACTGGCGTTGCGAGTCGCCACAAACGCATACGACGCAGAACTGCTTGATCTGATCGCGGCGGCGGCGGCAGACATCGCCCACGCGGGCGCGGTCATCGAGGTCACGCCAGTGGAGACTGACGGCGTGGTCACGGACTACACCTGCACCGACCCGCTCACCCGCACGGCCATCGTGACATACTGCCGCGTACACTTCGGTGCACCTGCGGACTACGAACGCCTCAAAGCCTCGTACGATGAGCAGAAAGGCCAGATGCGCGAGAGCACGTCCTACGGCATGGTGGAGGCGTGAAAATGTGGGTCGAGGTTGATCTGATCGGAGTCACCGAAACGGTGAACGAGTACGGCGACCACGTCCTCACGGAAACGCGCCGCACGGTGCTCGCGGATGACTACTCGGTCGGCATGACCGAGACATACCAAGCCATGGCTGTGGGGTATAAACCCGAGGTCAAACTCGTTTTGACAAACTGGTTGGACTACTGCGGCGAGGAGTTCGTCGAGTTCACGCCGTTCGGGAGGTCGGAGGCTGTGCGTCTGAAAATCCTGCGGACGTACCGCAACGGGGAGGCGTTGGAGTTGACCTGTTACAAGGGGGTCGATAAAGATGCCCGCACCTAAGAGTGTGACCAAAATCAAGACCAAAAACGGCAACGTCTCCGTGGAGTACACGACGGACGTTGACGCGGCGGCCTACTACATGCACGAACTGACGCGGGCGGCGCTCCGTGACGTCGGCAAGTACGTCGCAAAGTTATACCGCACGGCGTACTACTCGCATTTCAAGAAGCGCACTGGCGAGGGCGGCAAGGCCGTCAAATACAAGGTCTTTAAAGCCAAGCCGACGGAGGGCGCACACGCCGAGGTGGGATACTCGGCAAAGGCGAAAGGGTGGTACGCGGCGTTCCAAGAGACTGGGACGTCCAAGCAACCGCAACTCGCCCTGCTGACACACGCGGCAGAGGACAACGTCGCAGAGATTGTCAAGATCGAGTCGCAATACCTCTCGGGGCTTTCCGATGAGGCGGCGAGGCTCGCGCAGATGGTCAACGAGGACGATATGGAGGGCGATGCAGATGATTAACGCGGCGCGGCGCGTGATTGAGGCGCGACTGAACTCAATCAAAACGACGTACAACATCGCGGAAATCTCGTACCGTCTGGCGTCCGAGGATGCGATGTACCCACACATCGTGTGGGACTTCACGACCATGTCACCGACGGAGCAGGGGCGGCGGGATGCCACGATTGACGTGCACATCTGGTCTCGTGACCAGTTCGAGGCGTTCCAGATCGCGGACGCTGTCATCGACCTGTTCGCGTACGCCAACACGCCGCAGGCGGACATCCTCCCGACGTTTTACGAGACCTCTGTATTTCCTGCCGACGACCCGGACAAGTCCATCGTGCACGTCGTGGCACGGTTGGAGGGTCAGATGTACCTGCCCGACGCGCAGTTCGGGTGGAAAGACTAACAAGGAGGCCAAACAATGGCAACTATCACGTACGGCGGCACTGGCGCGGTGGCCAGTACCGACTTTAAGAGCGTCAAATGGGTCGGCAAGACCAAGTCCGGGCACGCCGTGACCATCACGCTGACCAACGCCATCAACCTCGGGAACGTCGATTGGACTTTCGCCGAGAAAGACGACGTCGTCCCGGCTGTCACGTTCGAAGCGGCATACACCAACACGGACGCCCACATCAGCGACACCACCGAGCCGTGGACGATCGAGGTTGCGGACGGCGTGAGCGCGGGCGCGGGGGAAATCATCCTCGGGTCTGGCCTTTTCTACATCGACGACACCGTGGTCGCTCTGACGCGTGGCGGCGGGTCGTTCAATGTGGCGCGGACTTTCAGAGAGATCAACGCCGACGATGACATGGGCGCGGTCAAAGACAGGGTCGTCATCACCGAGTCCCGTGCGAGCATCACCATCAACATGCTGACGATGCTGACCCGTGTTGCGGACATGTACGCGGGCATCAGCACGACCTAAACGATGCGGGGAGGGGTAACACCCTCCCCTCTTTTTTGGAGGAGGACGACAGGGTGCGCAAACTGAAAACAAGCGATGTTTTCGCGTTCATGCGGATAGCGTCAGAGGCGCACATCCGCGACGAGGTGAAAGCGCTTGCCGCCGTCATACAGAGGGACGGGGCAAACGCAGACGCGCAGAGCGTCGGGTATGATCTGATTCTGTCCGTGTTGGACAGGATGGGCGCAACGGGCGCAGAAATGGCCGTGTATGACTTTCTGTCGGGAGTCTGGGAAACCGAGCCGCAGGCGGTCGCCGACATGGAACTGGCCGAGTTTGGCGAGACCATGAAAACGTGGGCGACGGAGTACGTCGACCGGGAGGCGGTCAAGGCTTTTTTCGGCCTGTTGTCGCGTTTGATGAGGTAGACCTCTACGACCTCGTTCTGACGCGTTACGGAGACGTCAGAGCGCTCGGAGACCTCCCCGTGGGGGTCGGTGTGGCTCTGCTCTTTAAGGCGCACGAGGAGGCCGTACGGGCGCGCATACGCGACGAGTGGGTCGCCCTTTTGCCGTGGATGCAGAGCGGGCAGTTAAAATTGATTCAATTTGATGACTACTTCGACCAGAGGACAGGGCGCAACATTGACGCCCGCCCCGCGTCGGAGATTATCGCGGAACTAGAGCAGTTGCACGGGCGGAGGTTGGTCTGATGGATATATTTAAATTGGTCGGCAGTGTGTTTGTCGACACGGACGAGGCAAACAAAAGCCTCGCAAAGACCGACGAAAAAGCGCAGGGTCTGGGGTCGACACTCCAAGCGGCGGGCAAAACCGTCGGCAAGGCCGCTCTGGCCATCGGCGCGGCGGCGGTCGGCGCAGGCACGGCCATGGTCGGGATGGCCAACAACGCGGCGCAGGCGGCGGACGAGGTCGATAAAGGCAGTCTGCGCATGGGCGTCTCGACTGACTATTTTCAGCAGTTGAGATATGCGGCGGGACAGTGCGGCGTCGAAATGTCCACCATGGAGGCGGCGGCCAAAAAACTCGAGGGCACAGACCTCAACATGGAACAGGCCATGCAACAGATCATGTCGCTCGGGTCTGAGACGGAACGGTCACAGATGGCCGCCGAACTGTTCGGCGACAAACTGGCGTATCAACTGTCCCCCATCCTTGCAGGCACTGGTGAAGATTTCCAAGGTCTCATGGACAGGGCGGGCGAGTTGGGCATCGTGATGTCCGAGGACTCGGTAAAGGCGGGCGTCACGCTCGGCGACACCATGAGCGACGTGCAACAGAGTTTTCAAGCGGTCGTCGCCGAGGTCGGTGTGCAGGTCATGCCAATCATTCAGCAACTCCTCGACTGGGTGCTCGAGCACATGCCCGAAATCAAGGAGTTTATCAGCAACGCGATGGTGGTGGCGCAGGAAGTATTCCAGAAGGTCGGCGAGGTCGTCGCGTGGTTGGCTGAAAAGTTCGAGCAATACTGGCCACAGATAAAGGAGACCGTCCAGACGGTCGTGAACGCCATCAAAAACATCTGGGAAACGACGTTAAAACCCATCGTCACGCAGGTGTGGGAGTTCGTCAAAAACATGTGGAACAACTCCCTAAAGCCCATTTTTACGGGCGTTGTGGAGTTCTTCAAGGGCGTTTTCAGCGGCGATATTTCTGGCGCTTTTAACGGCATCATCAAGGTCATCGAGGGCATCTGGAACGGGTTGGTGGAAATCATAAAAAAGCCCGTAAACGTGGTCATCGGCGTGATAAACGGGTTTATCAGAGGCATCGCGAGCGGCATCAATACCGTCATCCGGGCATTGAACTCGTTACAGATCAGCGTTCCGAAATGGGTGACAGACCTCACTGGCGTGTCCTCGTTCGGGTTTCACATCCCGGAGGTGACCGCGCCGCAAATCCCCCTGCTTGCAGAGGGCGGCGACGTTGAGCAGGCAGGCCACGCCATCGTCGGCGAGGCGGGCGCGGAACTGCTCCAGTTGCCGAGGGGTGCAAGGGTGACGCCGCTTGATAAGGTGGGCGACCACATCGTCAACATCGACATCACCGTCAACCCTGCGCCGGGCATGGACGAGGAGAAACTGGCCGAGGCCGTGGCAGAACGCATCAACGACGAGGTGACAAGGAGGACGTACGCATGGGCGTGATCAGACACGACTTTATCTTTGACGGCGTGAGCGCGTCGGCGTATGGCCTAGTGGTCTACGGCGGAGCAGTTGATGAAGTGGCGGCACGGGACGTCGAGGCCGTCACGATACCCGGGCGCAACGGCGTTTTGCACCTGTCAAACGGCAGATGGAACGAGCGCACCCAGACGTACAAGGTATACCTCCCGACTTGGGACAACATCGGGTACGAGGGGCGTCTGGCGTGGGTGCGTACGACGTACGGGCAGACGAGCGGATACAAGCGCCTGTCCGATACGTTCAACATGGACACGTACTCACTGGCGACGTTTGGGGATGCCATCGCCCCGGAGTCGCTCGCGTTCCGCACAAGGGGCGTTTGCGAGTTGACATTCAACTGCCGCCCCGAGCGGTTTCTGAAAACGGGCGATGTGCCCCGGACAATCACAGCGGCGGCCACGTTCAACAACCCGACGGGCATGACGGCAAAGCCGCTCCTGCGGGTGCATGGGACGGGCGCGGGCGTTCTGACGGTAGGCGATCAGATCGTGTACATCGACGCCATCGACGGGTACGTTGACATCGACTGCGACCTCTGCGATTGCTACAAGGGCGCGACCAACTGCAACGGCAACGTGCGTATCGGCAACTTCCCGACGTTCGGCGCGGGGAGTACGGGCGTATCATTTACGGGCGGCATCACGTCGGTCGATGTGACGCCGAGATGGTGGTGTCTATGATTCCTGTTTTGTACGAGCCGACCGCGACGTCGTTTGATACAAACGGTCTCGGGTCTCTGGCGGATGCCATCGAGTGCATCGTCGAGGAGGAGCGAAACGGGGCGTACACGCTGACGCTCTCGTACCCCGTCGACGGCCTGCACTATAACGACATCACGCTCTCTTCTCTCATCAAGGTGTTTTGCGGCGAGGGACGCGGGGAGCAGGTTTTCCGCGTCTACAAAATCACGAGGCCGATGTCCGGGCGCGTGTCCATCACGGCACAGCACATCTCCTACCAACTGTCGATGATTCCGACAATGCCGTTTTCGGCGTCCTCGGCAAACGCGGCGCTTGCAGGTCTCAAGAGCAACGCGGCGGAGGCGTGCCCGTTCACGTTCTGGACGGACAAGTCGACCGTGGCCAACTACACCCAGACGCTCCCCGAGTCCATCCGTTCGCGCCTCGGAGGGGTGCAGGGGTCTATCCTCGACGTGTACGGCGGGGAGTTCGAATTTGACAACTACACCGTGCGGTTATGGGCAAACCGTGGCACTGATCGCGGCGTGACGCTCAGATACGGCAAGAACATCATCGACCTCACGCAGGAGCAGAACATCGAGAACACCATCACGGGCGTCGTGCCGTACTGGTCTAACGATGCCGCAACGGTGACGTTGCCCGAGAAGGTCGTCAGCGCCACGAGCGCGTCGTCGTACCCGTTCCCGCGCACCATCCCGCTCGACTGCTCGCCCGCGTTTGAGGAACAGCCGAGCGTGGCCGACCTGCGGGCGTACGCGCAGACGTACGTCGCACAGACGGGCATCGGCGTCCCGAAAGTGGCCATCAATGTGTCTTTCGTCAATATCCGCGACACGGAGGAATACGCAGACGTGGCGGCGCTCGAGCGCGTGGAACTCTGCGACTATGTGACGGTGATCTATGACAAACTGGGCGTCGACACCCGTGCGCAGGTCGTAAAAACCTCGTGGGACGTCCTCGCGGAGCGGTACAAGAGCATCGACATCGGGGACGTGCGCACTAGCCTCGCCCAGACCATCGCGACGACCGTGACGGAGGCCGCCGAGGCGGTGACACCGTCCGCCCTCCAGAGCGCCGTGCAAAAGGCCACCGACCTCATCACAGGCGTGACTGGCGGGTATATCAAGTTCAACAGGAACGCGAACGGACAGCCCTATGAAATGCTCATCATGGACGAGGCCACCGAGGAGGAAAGCACCAACATCTGGCGGTACAACTCCGCCGGGTGGGGGTTCAGTCACGACGGCGGGGCAAACTACACCACCGCCGCGACCATCGACGGCGGGATAATCGCCGACTCCATCGTGGCGGGGACGCTGACGGGTCTTGAGATTGACAACGGCTCGGGGACTTTCCACGT